AAACCCGCCAGATCGTGTGGGTCCGCAATGGTGCTAAGATCCTGAGCGGTCCCTCTCACGTATGGGCAACGATGGGGCGCAAAGGCACATTGTGACGGATTGTTAAGATGCACACGGGGATCGGCAATGGTCCCCACCCATCCTGTAGGATAAGCACAGTTCACCACACCACTCAGATGAACATCCTCGAAACCATCACCGCCATCGATTCCGCCTATGAACCCGATCCCACCGGTGGGATCTACGCTATCGGAACCACTGCTGATGGGCGGACGGTGGATCTCTGGATCTACAACGATGGCGATGGAGACGGTCCTCTGATCGAACCAGGAGCATCCTTCCTGCCCTACGGCGGGATCTACTACAACCCCTGGCCACTGATCAGCGTCAAGGAGGCATGATCCCCTACGGGGCGCTCCGAGCGCCCCAATCCATGCTACAATTTCAGAGTCAACCACACCACCGACACCGCATCATGCCTGCCCCCATTCACTACCTGAACGCTCTGGAATCCTATATGGATGAGACTGGCACAGTGTGCTACTGGTACGCTAAAGTTTGTGCGGATCTTTGTAAGATTCCTGAAGCATTCTCCACAGAATACGGTCATATGGAAGGAGAACGGTTGGACTGCGGAGAGTTTAATGTCTGGGCACTGAATCTCCTCTGATTCAATACAAACGGGGAGATAAAATCTCCCCACTAAATTACACCACAGACCCATGCAAACGTTCCTCACCACTGAAGAAATCCTGCAGTTAGTTACAACTGGAATGGTTAATCTTACTGATGATCTAATGCTCAGAATGACTGAACATTACGAAGAATCTGATTGGTATAATGATCCAAACAATGTTATGTCTCATCATCACTATTGAATCTCGACGAGATCGCACACATTATCTCGACGAGATACACACACATTCATCACACAATCTCGTCGAGAATGTGCATCATATAATCTCGACGAGATACACACAACAACACACAATCGCAACTAGATTCATGCACAACAACACCCGCGAGATTAACTCAATTGGTTACACAATTAAGTATCAGACACCATATAATGAATGTGAATGGAGAACACAATCATTCACAACAAAAGAAGAGGCAGAAAGCATGATAGCATTCTACAAATCTTGTGGTAGTCCTGCAGAGTTTGTATAAAGAATAAAGAATAAAGAATAGAGAATGAATCTTAAGTAGTTCTTTATTCTTTATACTTTGCAATTCTTGTTTTATTCTTTATACTTTGCAATTCTTTTTGATTCTTTATTCTTTATACTCTCCATTCAGAAGTTCATTGTAATTGTTATAGTCAGTGGTGTGGTTAATTCTAATTACAATGGACTTCTCAATGGACAGTTATTCTTTATACTTTCACTGTTTGAGTTTAATTCACTTAGCACTGTTTGAGTTAAAGTAAGACAGCACTGTTTGAGTTTAATTCACTTAGCACTGTTTGAGTTAAAGTAAGACAACACTGTTTGAGTTTAATTAAAACAACACTGTTTGAGTTAAAGTAACTTAGCACTGTTTGAGTTTAATTAAAACAACACTGTTTGAGTTAAAGTAACTTAGCACTGTTTGAGTTTAATTAAAACAACACTGTTTGAGTTTTTTACTCTAACTCTACCTGGTGCCGATTCCAACCACGGCAACCGCCCATACGTCAAGCGTTTTACCCATTAGCATCGCTGATGGGATATTTCCGATTCTCTTAAGGTTTAAACCCTCTAGGGGGGATCTCCAACTGCTACAGTTGCGGAGCGAACCTTGAAAACTGAATAGCAGGATCGGGCGGTGCCGGAGGCATCGCGGGCGATGGGTCGGGCGGGTTCTACCGTCGCGCCGATTTTGCTATTTTATATTTTTAAGGTTTGCTTCAGTTACACTTTTCACCCTACAGTTCTTTTCACAATGGATCTGCAGACTAACGCTTCCAAAGTTGTTGAACTTGACGCCAAGATTAAGAAACTTTCTGAGCAATTTGCTGCTCTTAAAGTAGATTTAATGCAGCAAATGATCACTGACAATGTTAGTGAGATTGTCATTAAGAGAAAAAAAGTTGTACTTTGCCAGCGCCAAAATAAAGACTTTGGCGCTGAAATTAACCGCCAAGAGTTAGAACTTAAGGCAGAAAAGAAAAAGTTAGAAACTCTAGGAGAGTTTACCATCTCCAGTGTAACTAACTTCATTCAAGTCCGCTGACAATTAGGGGCAGTATTCTCTGCCCCTTTCTTTCCACCTTCACCAACAAGAACAATGCAAACTGATCACATTTGCACCGTGACCAATCGCGAGGGCGTGCGCTTAGCGTACTATTCCATTGCCGCGCGCGATGGGGAGTCATGTGTGAGATTTGAGGGATTTGGCGTAACGCGCGTTAGGTTCAACGCCTTGAGCGGTGCCCTAGCGTGGTGCCAACGGCGCCCAGGGCGTCAAATTGACGTTCAGGCGGATGGGTCGATCCGATTTTATCAATAACCAACGGGGGAGGCAATCCCTCCCCCTTTCTTTAATCAAACCCACCGCACTTTGATCATGACCGCTACACTCTCTCGCTACACTCTGGAATGGGACGCATCACGTGGCGATGCAATCCCTGAACTCGGTTACATCTACACTCAGGAAGTTACTTTTTACACTGTAGACGGATACCGCTACGATGTGTCCTTCGATGTTGGTGACGGTCGCAGATTGGGCGTCTTGTTTGTAACTGTAGATCAGCAAGATCCGCACGGTTACAATCAAACAATGAACTATTGTTTGGGGCAATTTTATAACAATCAAGGTGCAATTAAGTTCGCCCAGTTTGCACTTAACCACTTCATTGAGACTGAAACGTGGTCAGTCTGCCCGTCATTTCAGGCAGTAGATTATATTGACGGTGACCCTTGTACGCTCGGAGGTGATGAGATAGTGAGCGAACTTTACACCTGGTAAGGTATACGTTCGTGGGTGGCAGTTCTTTATACTCTGCCGCCCTATTCGTGAGTGATGAGGATACTTTATCAGTCGTTGGTGCGTGATCAGCAGTGCTGATCGATCAGCAATGCTTATTCGTGCGTGTTTGACAGATAAGCGCCCCTTATCGGTCGGTGGGGGGGATGCGATATAAAAACCGATGACTCCCCTAATCTATAACTGACCCAGATCGAGAGATAAATATAAATCTCAAAACAAAAAATTTTTCCCAAAAAAATTTGCTATAATACCTTACAATAAAAAAATTTTTCAGGTATGAAACTTTATCCCACAAGATTCAGTGGTTATTATGTTACTGAGGATGGAGAAATTGTGAATGGATTTATTCTTAAAAGGTAGAATCTCATATATAAAATCGAAACATCATATACATCAAATGAAAAAAAATCGCGGAGATATTTTTGAGTCCATAGAGGTTGATCCAATTAGTGGAGACTATTACATCACAATCCCAGAGCAAATTATGAATGACTTAGAATGGTACGAAGACACCAAGATTAAATTTTCCATTGAGGGTAACGAAGTCATTCTCTCAGAGGCGGATTGACTTCTTATAGATAATGGAGTATGATATGAATGCACATTTATCTTTTTATGAATTTAATAGATAGATTTTACAAATATCTACCAGATATTCTTGACGAAAATACTTGTTGGGAATGGAGAGGATGTTTAGATTCTTATGATTATGGTTCATTTTCCTATAATAAAAAAACATACAAAGCACATAGACTTATGTATGAAATGCATTATGGAATTGCATTAAATGATTTACATTGCTTACATAAATGTGATAATCGTAAATGTGTAAATCCATTACATTTATTCGCCGGAACAAATCTTGATAACATAAAAGACAAAGTTAAAAAAGGAAGATGTTATACAGGAAATCAAAAAGGTGAACATAATGGAGCATCTAAACTTAAAGATAATGATGTAATTGAAATTAGAAGATTGTATAATATTAAAAAATATACAACTATTAAACTTGGTGAAATGTATGGTATTCATCGCTCTACAATCTCATATATTGTAAATAACAAAACCTATACACATTTGTTGGAGAATTAATTTATGGCTCGTGGATTTACTGTAAAAGCAAAGGCACCAGTTGCCGGAAATAGCACAGAAGAATGGGATTATAATCTCGCAAAAGAAATGGTACGTGGAAAGTCCATCGTCTTTTGTCTTCCAGGAAGAGGAGTTTCATATACTTACCTCAAAAACTTTGTACAACTTTGTTTTGATCTTGTACAATCGGGAGCAAGCATCCAGATCTCGCAAGACTATTCATCCATGGTAAACTTTGCAAGATGCAAATGTTTAGGTGCGAATGTACTGCGAGGACCCGATCAGATTCCCTGGGATGGCAAACTCAATTATGATTGGCAACTTTGGATTGATTCTGACATCGTTTTCAATAGTAATAGTTTTTGGCAATTGATTCTGATGGATAAGGACATTGCTTCTGGGTGGTATGCAACAGAAGATGGGCACACGACCTCAGTTGCACATTGGTTGGACGAAGACGACTTCCGTGGCAATGGTGGTGTGATGAATCACGAAACCGTTGAAAGCATCTCAAAGCGTCGGAAACCCTTCACAGTTGACTATGCAGGTTTTGGATGGCTTCTGATTAAGAATGGAGTCTTTGAACACTCTGAGATGAAGTATCCTTGGTTTGCTCCTAAGATGCAAGTCTTTGAATCTGGTCAAGTACAAGACATGTGTGGTGAAGATGTATCATTCTGCCTGGATGCAAAAGAAGCAGGATTTGAAATCTGGTGCGACCCTCGTATCAGAGTTGGTCACGAAAAAACAAGAGTAATTTGATACAATGGCAGAAACTTACAATATTCTCTGTAAGGGTCGTAAAATATATACAAGTCTTTCAGAGGAAGAATATTTCAATGTTATGGAAGACTTGTCAATTGAATATTATCAGACAGGTTCTCCAAGACCTGAAGATCTTGAAACTGAAATTTTATCGGAGTAACAATCATGGCAAAAGGTGGATCACTAAAGAACAGTTCTTATATTCCGGGGCCTCCTAAGAAGTCTCGTCAAGGAGCAGGTGGAGGAACTAAATATGCTGCGTCTTCTCGTAATGGAGCGCGTAAAAAGTATAGGGGTCAAGGTAAAGGATAATGTATAGTAGAGATCAAATTTTAAATTCGATCAAAAACTTAAAAACATTCCTCAAACCCAGCACTATTCCTGGTGCTGGTGTTGGGGTTTTTTCTTTAATAGACATTCCTAAAGATACTCTTATTTTTGAAGTTGAAAGAAAAGATGATTACTTTTTTAAAAATTCAGAAATAAAAGATCTTCCACCCAATATTCAAGAATACATATTAGGAATGACGGATGGAATAGAAGGAGAAGGTTTTTATCTTGATGTTCCAGCATTTAAAATTTATACCGCTTATTATATTAATCATTCCCATAATCCTAATATATTTTGGGATAGAAGAACTGATGAAATTTTTTCCATAAAGCACATTCAATATGGAGAAGAATTAACAACATACTACAAACCTAATGAGAGAGATTTTAAATGAATGTTATCAATTTACCCCCAAAAAAAGTTTGGATTCGTAAAGAATATCTAAGAGATCTTCGTGATGGTCATGGAGAGTATGTAAAAGCATGGTGGGTCTCTTTAAAATCAATTTGGGGAAGATCTTTTTACTTTGAATCATATATTCCAGAATATGGTGCCTTATATGATAAACTTCCAATTTCTGCCTTTTTAAATTGGGAAAGTGACCATCCAGATAAACCAAGGATACTTGAAAAAGATCTACCATTACCCGATCTTCAGTATTGGGATTCCTTCGATTACGACTCTGAGATTGTTGAAAAGCAATTTTTATACACGATGAGTGTTGAAGTTAAGCACAGATCAGGTTATATCTCAGAGGGTGGTAGATATTTGTTCACAATTGATGCTTCTCATCGGGATAGAAACATCCCAGATCTAACATTTGCCGAATTTGCAGAAGAACATAAGTCACATAACTGTATTATTCTCCCAAATGGTCAAATTGGTCTCTATCCAAATAATCGGTGTAGATGGAAAGATGAGAGTTTAACTCCAAAAATACTCAAAAAACCAGATTTTCTTGTTTCAACAAGGCATTTTACGACTGAAACTGGTCAATATAATGAATATCTAGGACATACCGAAGAATATTTTTGGGAAGCAGATCAAAATACGAAATAAATAAATTTTTTGCTGAAACCTGAATTGGAACAATACTCAATGGGTAAACACCTTCTCTTAGAGGTGTATGATGTTGATTTTGAAGCGATTAATGATGTAGAATCACTTCAAAATGCCATGATTAGGGGGATAAATCGTGCAAAAATGACGATTTTGAACACATTTTCTCATTGTTTTCTTCCTCAGGGTTGCACAATCGTCATTGCACTTGCAGAAAGTCATGTTTCATGCCATACGTGGCCCGAAAATGGATGTCTTGCCATCGATGTTTACACATGTGGTGAAGGAAATCCAAAATTAATTGCATTAGAACTCTTAAAATACCTAAATTCAGACAATTATAACATAAGGGAACTGAATCGTTAAATACAAATAAGGAGATAGCAACCTCCTTTATAAAAGTTCTGTTTTATTCACTAAAACAGGAGCTAAAATGTCAAATTTACCCGTTGATAGAGATTGGGAACATATGAAATCGATGTGGGGAACTACTCACCTTGTAACTGATTATCAGTCTCAACCTCAAAAAAGAGTAATTCAAGAAGTTATGCATGATCTTGCACCTCGTCATGACTTAAAAAAACAACAAGATCTGCATGAAAAAATTCGTAATGATGATGATTATGATGATTGGGACTATGGGACTGAACCAGCATATGGAATACCTTGGAAATCATCATAAATAAGTAAAGAACTCATCTAAAAATGACAGTCACCAGGATATCCAGATCTTTTAAAGATATTAGTTTATCTTTTGACCCACATCCGGTGACTAAAGATCTTTCTGTTTTAACAAATGAAAGAGCAATTATTCGCTCAGTTCGCAATTTAGTTGAAACAATTCCAACAGAAAGATTTTTTAATCCTACTCTTGGATCGAATGTAAGAAGCAGTTTATTTGATTTTGTTGATTATGCAACTGCTTCTACAATTCAAGATCAAATTATTGAAGTGATTAATAATTATGAGCAGAGAGTAACAAATACAGTTGTTCAAGTTGACCCCATACCAGATCTTAATGAATTTGAAATAACGATCACATTTGATATTATTGGACAAGAAATACCAGCGCAACAGTTTTCATTCATACTAGAGGCAACAAGATAAAATGCCTTTTACTAAATTTACAAATCTAGATTTCGATCAAATAAAGACTTCGATCAAAGATTATCTCCGTGCCAACTCTACATTTACGGACTTTGATTTTGAAGGATCAAATTTTTCTGTCTTAATCGACACCTTAGCGTATAACACATATATTACAGCATTTAACTCTAATATGGTTATAAATGAGTCCTTCTTGGACTCTGCAACCGTAAGAGAAAATGTAGTATCTCTTGCAAGAAATATTGGATATGTTCCATACTCTAGAAATGCCTCAGAGGCAATTGTATCGTTTACAGTAACTGTATCACCTAACAGTTTCCTACAAGACGGCACACCAGTTTATACCCCCACAATGACCCTACAGGCGGGTCTTGTATGCACTGGATCGGTAAAAGGTACTTCTTATGTTTTTTCTATTCCAGAGAACATCACAGTTCCAGTAGTAAATGGGATAGCATCATTTAATAGTATATCAATTAAGGAAGGAACTTTTCTTACAAAAAGATTTACTGTAAATGCTTCTTTAGATCAAAGATTTATACTTGAAAACTCTTTTATTGATAGTTCTACAATTAGAGTTTATGTAAAAGGATCAAGTGATAGTGGACTCGGAATAAAATATTCATTAGTTGATAATATTTTTCAAGTTGATTCAAATTCTCAAATCTTTTTGATTCAAGAAGTTCAAGATGAAAAATATCAACTTCTTTTTGGGGATGGATTTTTTGGACAAAAACTAGAAAACGGTGCAATTATTACCAGCAACTATATCATAACAAGTGGAAAAGATGGTAATGGTGTAGAAACCTTCACTTTTGCAGGATCTTTGAGAGATTCTGATGATAGGAATGTAATTCCACAAAACACAATCACAGTTACAACAAATCAAAGATCCCAGAATGGTTCTGAAATTGAAACTATAGACTCCATTCGTTATTTTGCTCCAAGGTTATATGCCTCACAGTATAGAGCAGTAACTGCAAGTGATTATGAAACGATCATAAAATCCAAAATATATGGAAATGCAGAGTCCATTTCTGTGATTGGTGGAGAAGAGTTATCACCTCCCCAATTTGGAACTGTTTTAATTAGCATTAAACCAAAGAATGGTACGTTTGTTTCTGATTTTGATAAAGATAACATACTTTCAAAATTGAAACAATATAGTGTTTCTGGAATAAATGCAAAAATTATAGATCTCAAGATTCTTTATGTTGAAATTGAATCTTACATTTATTATAATGAAAGTCAAATTGCAAGTTCT